TATCCCATCAAAAATATATTGCAATGGGAAATCATCTGCTTTATAACTTCAGAGAGAAAGGAGAAAGCGAGTGGCCGGCACCGTCTTCATCACACAAGAAAACCCCAAGGTAGACACTCTCTCGGCGAGAGATTGGGGTCATCTTGATCCTCTTACATCTCCCTTTGACCAGGTTCATTTGAATCCTGGGCGTATTGTTTCCCAGTTGCGGCGCAAGCTTCGTCATTACGGTGATGAGGATTGGCTACTGGCGTTGGGAGATCCGGCCATTATAGGCATTGCATTCGCAATAGCTGCGGAGTCCAACTCCGGGCGTATCAATCTTCTGAAATGGGATAAGAGAGAGAAGACCTATTATCCTGTCCAGATTACAATACGCGGCGGAATTGGAGAATTTGAAACCTGACGAGGGAGTACGTTGATGAGTGATGTTTGGAAAGAAATAACCGCTGATGCATCGGCCTTTGAGGGATTGACCAAGGAAGCTGGGAAAGAGCTCTCTGGCCTGATCCGTACCGTAAATGGGATTAATAAGGAAATTTACGGTTTTGAGTCCCATCTCAGTGAGTTGAAGAAAAGTCGCGATAGGTATTTGTTTGATTTGATACCTAGTCAAATGCGAGAGATCGGCCTCGATAAGGTAGAAGTGGATGGCAATAAAATTAGCCTATCTACTTTTGTATCTGGAACGATGCCGAAAGATCCACTGCAAAAGGCAGCGGCCTTACAGCATCTAACGGATATCGGTTGTTCTGATTTTATCAAGAATGATGTTGTAATAAGATTTGGTGTGACCCAGCATAATAGCGCGAAGTCACTTCAAGCTGACTTGGATGAGCAGGGATACCAGACCACATCTAAGACGTGGGTGGAACCGTCGACCCTAAGAAAATTGATACATGAACGAGTAGAGAATTCTCAGGAGATCGATCTTGAGATGTTTAGCGCGTACCTTGGAACGAAAGCAAAAATCACGAAAGGATCATGAACGATGGCTAAAACAAGTGGAGCATTAGAGAAGGCGTTTGCTGAAGACAGTGGGGCTGGGTTTGAGGACGTTACTCAATCTGACGTTCAGATTCCCTTCCTCCGAATCATTCAAGCATTATCTCCTCAGTTGAAGAAAAAGGAGCCGCTTCTTTTCATAGAAGGCGCATCTCAGGGGGATATCTTCAACACGGTCACCAAGCAGTACTGGGTCGGGGATAAAGGCGTGGCTGTCATCCCAGTACATTTCCAACATAAGTTGAATGAATGGGTTCCGAGATCCCAAGGTGGAGGTTTCGTTCGGGAGTTATCGGCCACCTCTGAAGAAGTGCGCAAGGCTGTACGGGACAAGGATGTCGGCATGGAAGTTCTGGAGAACGGCAATGAGTTGGTTCGGACGGCCACGCATTATGTGAAAATCGTGCATGAGGATGGATCTCTGGAAAGCGCGATGCTCGACATGAAGAAGACACAATTGAAAAAGTCCCGTCTTTGGTTGAGCATGATGACGATGCAAAAGCATAACGGTGCGACATTACCCAGCTTTGCTAATATGTATCGTCTGAAGTCAGTCGAGGAAGACAATGACCGAGGATCATGGCATTCATGGTCTATATCTCTCGAAGGGCCGGTTCCATCAATGGAGGTTTACACAGAAGCCAAGGAGATGCATGGCACGATTGGCCGTGGAGAATTGAGGATTGCGCCGCCGCCTCCTGAACAATTGACCGTCAATCCAGATCCTGACGACAGCATCCCATTCTAGAGGAGGTTGAATCCCCCGTGTAATGCGGGGGATTCCTTTGCTATGGGTACGCAAGAGCAGCGTTTCTTCGATCTTTTTGAAGGTCATACAGGGGTGTACGGACAAACATTTCTGTTGGCGCAACGGCGCCAGAATGGCAAACAAGAGGCGAGGGGAACATATATTCATGAGCCGTTGACCGCAGAGGTTGTGCGTGAGCATCTCGACGGCAGGCGCAGCATAGGGTCTATTCCTATCGACCAAACGAACATGTGTTCGTTTGGAGTCCTCGATATTGATGCTTATGATTTAGACCTTGCGGCTCTTTATTCCAAAGTCGCCAGGCTGAAATTGCCTTTGATCACATGCCGCTCCAAATCAGGCGGCGCTCATTTATTCCTGTTCATGTCCGAGAAAATCGCGGCATCGGAGATGCGCGATAAACTGTCGGAATTTGCAGCAGCGCTTGGCTGGGGTACGTGCGAGATATTCCCTAAACAAGAAATGATCCGGGCAGATCGAGGGGATTGCGGAAGTTTTATTAATCTACCGTACTTCGGAGAATACCCGACACGTTATGCGCTGACTGAAAACAACGGCAGTCTGAGCCTTGATGAGTTTTTAGATAAGGCAGAAAGTGCAAGGATATCTGCTAAAGATCTTTCCTCTGTCTCTATTGGAGGCGAGGAGACAGTTCTTCCACATGGACCACCTTGTCTACAGCAAATGACAGAATTGGGTATTCCAGAGGGCGGCAGAAACACCACGCTTTTGAACGTAGGAATTTATTACAGGCTCGCGGACCCAGAGAACTGGAAGCATCTTCTTGAGAAGCATAACCAAGAATACTGCTCACCGTCACTGCCCGCTAAAGAAGTTGTCGCAATACAGGATCAACTTGAGAAGAAAGACTACTACTACACTTGCAAGCAAGAACCTTTGCATTCCCACTGTAACAAATCGCTTTGCAAGACGAGAAAATACGGTATCGGCAACTACTATCAGGCTCCTACATTGAGCGGATTGACTGTAGTGGAGTCTGAGCCGCCTGTGTGGTTTGTGGATGTGGATGGAATACGCTTGGAGTTATCAACCAAGCAGCTACAGATGCAAGTAGAGTTTCAACGTGCTTGCATGGAACAGATATACAAGATGCCGCCAAAAATGAAGGACGCGGATTGGCGTGACCTTATAGATGTCATACTGAGTAATGCGACACGCATTTCGGTTCCAGAGGAGTTAACACAGAAGGGACAGTTCCTGGAACTACTGGAACAATTCTGCGCGGGAAGATTCCAAGCGCACAGCCCAGAGGAGTTGATTACGGGCAAGCCTTGGACAGAGGACGGCATTACGTATTTCAAACTCGGCGCCCTACAGGAGTTTTTGAAACGCAGTAATTTTTTGGTCTATACACGCGGACAGATAACGGAGCGGCTCAAGGAACTGAACAGTGGCAAGATATCCGACAAGAGGTATTCGTTCATGGATGATCAGGGTAAACAAATAGCTATCCGAGTGTGGTTTGTTCCAGAGATGAAGCGTGGGGATGTGGAACTTCCTGACGTTACTTTCGAGCCAGAGGATGTTCCGTTCTGACTGAAACCACAACATACATGGGACCACCCGGCTGCGGTAAAACGCAAACCGTCTCCAACCTGGTACGAAACTGTATCGAGGACGGAATCCCCCCAGAGCGCATCGCCTGTGTGTCGTTTACCAGGAAAGCCGCAGCGGAAAGCCGGCAACGTGTGTGCAAGGACTGGGGGATAGAGGAAGACATGCTTCCTAATTTCCAAACGCTTCACTCCATAGCGTTTCGGGAAGGAGGGTTTACGACCAGGGATGTTATTCGGTCAAGTGAATTGAAAGAGATAGGGGACCAAATTGGTCTTATATTCGGAAAGAGCAAGAGCAACAGGGCAGAGAGCGATTTTGATCAAGTAGGTTTGGCGGAAGGGGATCAACTTCTCGGCGTTTATTATCTGGCGCGGAATAAAAGGATATCGCTTGAGGAAACTTTTGCAAAACACGCTCACCCTGATATGTCGTGGTCTGTACTCAAGCGTCTCGTAAACGCCTATGAGGATTTCAAGCGCGTCAGACACAAGATAGACTTTACGGACATGATTGAGCAGTTCGTAGAACGCGCAATGCCCTTGGACATTGATGCTCTGTTCGTTGACGAGGCCCAGGATCTCTCCACCCTGCAATGGGAGATGATTAATATCTTACAGAAACAACCCAGAATCGTGGTTTTTGTTGGGGATGACGATCAAGCCATCATGGATTTCCAGGGTGCGGATGTGCAAGCGTTCCAGAATGCATCGCCTAATAAGATAGTTCTGCACCAATCCCACAGAGTACCTCGTTTGATATGGAAAGAAGCGCAGACCATAGTCCGTAGGATCGAGGGCCGCGAACCAAAGGTCTGGTATCCGACAGAGCAAGAAGGTCGTATCCAGTGGCATCAAAACGTATTGGATGTCCCTTTGCATTCCGGCAATTGGACAATCATGGCTCGAACCAACCGCTTGGTATCGGCATATGCCAAGATGCTGCGGGATGAAGGTTTTGTATATAGCCGAAAAGGTCATCCCAGCATTGCGCCCAAGACCTACGATGCGATGATGGATTGGGAGTCATGGACGAGGGGCGAATCCTTGTCGGGACCGCAGATCCGCAATGTTTATTCCTATATGAACAACGCATACGAGAAGGGCTATGGACCACGGTCCAAGAACCTTCAAGCGTTGACTGAGGATGATTTGATCACGATGGATGAAGCCATGGGTACACTGGGCTTGCTGCGCGATAAAGAATTGAGATGGCATGAGGCTTTGGATAAGATTGATCTTGAAACCAAGACATATGTTCTTAACGCTCTCAAGCGCGGTGAAAATGTAAAGCATCCCCGTATAAACCTTAGTACGATCCACGGCATGAAGGGCGGCGAGTGCGACAATGTGTTAGTAGTTCCTGATCTCTCTTATGCGGCGGCTGGAAAGCTAAAGAGAGGAGGGAATGTGGAGCATAGGGTGTTTTATGTCGCGGTCACACGGGCAAAGAAAGAGCTCCATGTTATGGCACCTATGACAAATCAGTATTACGACTTATGACAATAGATTCTTTACTGAAGACAATAGGAAATCTTCTCAACGGACCCAGAGCAAAGTCTCATGGTAATTTTGTGGATCTCCATGAGCGTGTGGCGGAACTGTGGACGCCCGTACTTAAAAACGGACCAGTAACCGCTGACAAAGTGGCTTTGTGCATGGCACTTTTGAAAGTCGCCAGGGACGAGGTTGGTGAGTTCAACGAGGACGATTGCATCGATGGCGCGGCCTACATGGCTCTATGGGCATTGCTCGTAGCTCATAGGAACAAGACAAGTGATTGAGGATATCTTTGACGAAACGATTTGGACGCCACCAGACTCTCTTCCAGACCTTTCTTCCGAAAAGCTCATAGCCATAGATGTGGAAACCCGCGACCCAAACCTGAAGACGTTAGGACCGGGTTGGGCGAGGAACGATGGGGAACTGATCGGCATTGCGGTTGCTGCGCAGGGTTGGCATTCCTATCTCCCTATTGGGCATTGGGGTCGTGGCAACATGGCCAAGGATTTGATCGTCCGTTGGATGAAGGATCAACTGAAGCATGGCATGGATGTTGTCTTCCACAATGCGCAGTACGACCTTGGATGGCTTCTGACGGAGGGGATAGAAATAAAAGGCCGCATACTCGATACGATGATCGCGGCGCCGCTACTCGATGAAAACAGGTTCAGCTATTCTCTTAACGCCTTATCTGCCACGTATCTGGGAGAGCGCAAGCAGGAACAAGATCTAAGGCGAGCCGCAGGCCAGCATGGTGTGGATGCCAAGGCAGAGATGTGGAAGCTGCCGGCGGCACGAGTAGCTCTATACGCGGAAACAGATGCACGTCTGACATTCGGATTATGGGATATCCTCCATAAGAAGCTGTTGGATGACGGATGCTCGAAAATATTGGAGATGGAGCTTTCCCTTTTGCCTATCGTATTTGAGATGCGGCGCCGTGGCGTAAGGGTGGATGTGGAAAAAGCTAATGAAGTGAAGGATATTCTCACCAAGAAAGAGAATGTTCTACTCAAAGAAGTTCACGATGAAACCGGGGTTGACCTCGAACCTTGGAACTCAAAGAGTTTACAAGCGGTCTTTGATAAATTGGGTCTGAAATATGAGAAAACATCCAAAACAGAAGCCGCCAAGTTTACCAAGCATTTTCTCAAGACCCATAAGCATCCGGTTGCCAAGAAGATACTTGAGATCAGAGAGTTCAACAAAGCGAATACGACCTTTGTTGATACCATTCTTCACCATCAGCACAATGGCCGTATTCATTGCCAGTTTAACCAGTTGCGCTCAGATGACGGTGGGACTGTGTCTGGACGATTCTCCTCCAGCCATCCTAATTTGCAGCAAGTTCCCGCTCGACACCCTGTGATCAAAGAAATGATCAGGGGTTTATTTCTTCCAGAAGAGGGATGCCAATGGGGGAGTTTCGACTACAGCGCACAGGAACCTCGATGGCTAATGCATTATGCATCCCTGACACCGGCAACAAAGAACAACGAGAAAGTCAAGGAGATCGTCGCTCGCTACCAATCGGACACTCTGGATTTCCACCAGATGGTTGCAGATTTGGCCGATATCGACCGTCCACGGGCCAAGACAATAAACTTAGGCATCATGTATGGAATGGGTCTTAAAAAGCTGGCATCCGTACTGGGAGACATCCCATTTGAAGAAGCCAAGGCGCTAAGGGCGGAATATGATGAAAAAGTGCCGTTTATCGCTGATCTTGCGGCGGCTGTGATGGGCGTAGCATCGCACAGAGCCGTCATACAGACCTTAATGGGCCGTAAATGCAGGTTCCCGATGCGCGAAAAGAACGCTTTCAACACATTTTTCAAACCCATACATGTCGATACTCTCGAGCAGAATTGGCGGGAGATCATGGCGATGCCCTTGGAAGAGCGGCCTACAGAATGGCAGTTTAAGAATCCAACCCTACACAGGGTCGCGTTTACCTATAAATCGCTTAACAGACTGATCCAAGCTTCAAGTGCGGATCAGACCAAGGCCGCCATGAAAGCGTGCGTTGACCACGGACATTGGCCCATGCTTACCGTTCATGATGAGTTATGCTTTTCGATTGAAAGCGATGATCAGGTCAAAGAGATCAAGCATCTGATGGAGAATTGCGTTCCAGGGTTATGCATTCCATCTAGAATTGATGCTGGACTTGGAGCGACGTGGGGATCCGCTAAGTAAGTTGTTGAGGATATCGACTGGCTAAATATTTTTCAGCTTGTGCTAGGGTCACGCCAGTCGCATCGGCTAATCGCTGAGCGTCATAGAAAGATGATGTGGCATCCTCTAGAGTCTCAGTCGCCGTTGGCGGAACCTGTAATCCGATATCTACCGATGGTATCGGTGGTAAGGAAATTCCGGGACCGAGGTTTGAAGGCCGTCCGCCGTATACAGTTTCTTGGCCTTGAACGGCACCGGTGTCCGTCGCCGGCGGCGCAGCTTCTACAGCCTCAGCCTGATCGAATTGATCGCCTATATACCCTGTAAAGCTAAGGTCACTCAAGCCAAGGGGGTCTCGGCTGAACCCCATTTCCTGGCTAACGTCTCCCGTCACCTCCCCCAGTGTTGTACCCAAAGCTTGTTCCGCAAGTCCCATAAGCCCAAGCGATGGTTGTTCGGGATTAGTCAATCCATACGCTAGGGTCATTGCCGTTGCGGGTAATGATAAAGCGGGACTTAGCATACCAAGCCCTGTCGTGCCTAAACCCAGAACAGCCGTTCCAAGAGGAGATTCGGGATCACCTTTGACCCCTGTGTTAGGATTTGCGCTTAATGCACTAAACTCTGCATCAGACATGTTGGCAATATCAAAGGCATCAAATTCTTGGTCCCCAAGGGTCAGTGCTAAAGTTTGATTACCCAGAGCATCTTTCACATTCATATTCGCAATTTGATTTGCCTTACTTATTGCGCCAGGGGAAAATCCCTCGGACACAGCGTCACCCATAGCCTCACTGATTTTACTTCGCAGGGACGCATAGGCCATCGAGTTAGGATTCAGTCGGGATAAATCAGCGTACATCTGGGGGACATTGTTGTTAGCCAGTGCGGCAAAGGATTTTTTAGCATTGTTTTCAGCTATGGATAGCGCCATATTGAGTTGTGGCGTTTTGTGAGGCGTCATCATGGAAGAGATATCGACGTTGGCTGGTGTTGCATGGGCCGGGGAGAACACTGAAACAAACCCCTTCGTACCAGGAACTGTTGCATGTACATTCCCATAAGGACTATAGCCAGTGACACTGGATGTAGAACCTGTACCGCCGCCGCCAGCAGCAGCACCTGACGGACTTGAATGACCCGGCGCTCCCGATCCAGCCCAAAAACTAGCAATCCCACCAGGACCGCGATACTGGCCACCGTCAGGCGTTACG